CTAAAGTTTTATGTCTAACTTTTGGGGTGCAGTTCAGCATTTTGACACAACCTCTTATGTAACATCAATTTGCATTGCCCCTTCTGGTAATGATTCTTGTATTAGGTGATAGGAAAAACTCCCAGATTCTAATAGAGGGGATATATGTGTAACTGAATAGTCAACACTTGAAAGCATGTATATTGATAATTTGTTTCCGTCTTTTACATAATAGAACTTAGCAGACAGACCATCATTTAATTTCTTTATAATACAAGAGTATGAACCACCATTAGCCATTGAAAATGATAGCAAAAATACGGCACAAGTGCTTCCTTCAATTCGTCCTGTGGTAACAAGCGCAACCACAGCAGTTTGACCTACTGCCGAATACAACTTGATACAAGCCGATTTCTCTGTAATAGCTAATCCTTTGGCTTTAACGAACCTATCAGAACCGGCATTCAATAATCCTTTTTGAGCTTGTGTGGCCACAGGCATATTATCTCTGATTATTTCTGTTAGGTCAGCTTTATTTATACGCAGGGGATGCCCTTCAGAATTAATCAGTGTGATATACTCGTCATTGATGTTATTCACTTGAGGAGCTTCATTTAATTTCATACCATTCACTTTTAACGGACGTTTGATTCATTGTTTGTTTACCCTGTATGATATCACTATCTTCACAGGCAAAAATGATTTACGCATACATTCGAATCTCAACCGATAAACAGATTAAAGAGAATCAGCGTTTCGAGATTGAAAAATTCGCAGAATCGAAAGGTTTAAAAATAGATTTATGGGTATCAGAACAGGTGACGGGAACCAAGTCTGCGAAAGAACGTCGTCTTGGTCCACTACTTAGGAAAATGAAGAAAGGGGATACTTTGGTTATCTCTGAAATCAGCCGCTTGGGTAGAAACTTGATGAGTATTATGTCGATGCTCAATCTTTGCATGACGAAGGAAACCTTTGTGTTGACTGTAAAAGAGAAGTATGAGCTTGGTAATAATATCAACAGTCAGGTACTCGCTTTTGCTTTCGGACTGTCAGCTCAGATCGAACGCGACCTAATTAGCCAACGAACTAAAGAAGCACTGGCATGGCGAAAAGCTTCAGGGAAAAAATTAGGCCGGCAAGCTGGTGAAAAAAACACTCACTATAAGCTTGATAAGAAAGCGGAACTTATTGATAAGATGCTTGCTGAAGGAAAGTCAAAGGCTGCTATCTGCCGCAAACTTAAATGCCACTTGGTAACCCTTAATAATCATCTTATAAGAATGGAGGAAAAGGCTTGTAAATTAGAAGATAATTAGTACCTTTGTGCATGTGATTATGCCCATTGACAGCCCGTATTAGGTGTTGTTGATGGGCTTTTTGTTTTAAGAAATCCCGTCCTACCAATCACTGGCCGGGCGGGATAACGACAAAATACTAAGACCTTAACGGTCTTATGCGATAACAAAGGTAGTATTAATAATTAAAATAGTGAAAGGAAAATGAAAGATGTATTAGATTTCTTACATGCGTTGGATTTGACTAACCTATATCGTCATATCGGGGTGACATTGATGTGCTGGTTAGTAATGTTTGTATCTGTACTGATTGACATGTGGGATGGCGTGCAGACTGCGAGAGTGATGAAAGAGAAGGTTGACAGTAAGGGGTTGCGTAGAACTTTTGCCAAGGCTGGTGACTACTGGCGTATGATGCTGTTTGGATTGATGTTCGACACATTGGGGTTACTCTTTACTTGGTATGTGTTACCATACATGACGATCATCATCACAGTTGGTGTATTGATTATTGAGTTTCGGAGCGTATGGGAACATAATAAGAGGAAGCGTAGCCATGCGGCAGAGTTACCCGGTGTGATAGCCAATATCGTTAAGTGTGCATCGGAGAAGGATGCTTTAGAATTAATTGAAAAAATAAAGGAGGTACAGAAATGAAGTACTTTACAATCGCCGAACTATGCAAATCCGATACAGCCGACTGTTTAGGTATCGATAACCGGTGTAAGAAAGAACATGTAGTCAATATGACTGCATTGGTGGATAATGTTCTTGATCCGTTGCGGGAAGCATACGGCAAGCCTATACGGGTGAATAGTGGTTTCCGTTGTCCGGCATTGAATAAGGCCGTGAAAGGTTCTGCTACGAGCGACCACATGACCGGACGGGCGGCAGATATAACCGGTGGAAGCCCGAAGGAAAACAAGAGGTTATTCTATCTGATCCAGGAGCTTGGTCTTCCCTTCGATCAGGTGATTGATGAGAAACATTTCTCATGGGTACATGTCAGTTATCGGGAAGGAGCGAATCGTAAACAAGTGCTTGCGTTATGAAGAAGCTGCCTTGGATATTAGTCATATTGCTGGCAGTGGTTTGTGTCGTTGCTTGGTTCCGTCCGCACAAGCCTCTCCCGGCAGAAATACGTACCGAGACAAAGGTAAATACGGTAGTCCAGATAGAGACCCTGCTTATTTCACCACCTATGGCGCCTCTGTTGGTTTTCCGGTTAACAGATACTATGCGTATCGGCGACACTGTTGTATATCGTGAGCAGGCTTATTACGAAGACAGTCTTTACCGAGTATGGGTGAGTGGTTATCGTCCAAGGCTGGATAGCTTGCAGATATTTCCGAAGACGGTGTATCAGACGGTAACTAATGATATTTATCATACCATTACGCCTAAGAAGAAGCGTTGGGGATTGGGTTTGCAGGTCGGGTATGGTTATCCGGGAGGTTTGTATTTAGGTGTTGGAATGAGTTATAATTTGTGGTGGTGGTAAATATTTGATTTTAATAAAAAAAGAATGGGAAAAAGAATGTCTATTCCAATTTTGGCTTATATTTGCGAAGAGAATATAAGGAAATGTATTATGTCAACAGAAAAACAACCTGTTTATATTCGTTCTTTGACACTGAATAATTATAAGTGTTTTAAAGGCGAAAATAAATTCTTTTTTTGTAAGAATGATGGTGGGAAGAAGTTATCTCAATGTACAGTAATATTAGGGGATAATGGTACTGGAAAAACCAATTTATTGAAGGCCATTGCCAATTTAGAGCCTGTATTAGATGATGTTAAGAATGTAGATTCTTCAGCAGAAAAAGTAGAACGCTTATATCTTGACATAGCTGTTCTGTTAGGGGATAGAATGCTTTCTCCTGATTTAAGCAAGAAGCCTATGTATAAGCCTAGAGTTGTTGAGAGATATGATTGTGAAATTCAATATGATATTGAATGTGATTTTTTGAAAATTAAAAAGCGCCAAGATAATATCAATAAATCTACTTTTGAAGAAATAATTAGATATACCACGCGATTTCCGATGCCTGGTAACTCTCAGCTTCATGAATCAATTTCCCCGACTAAATATGGATATACCCAAAAAACAAATTATGTTGATCCAACAGAAGATATAAGCAGGGTAAGGATTGATGCTTATGGGACTAATAGGCACTCAAAATTCGGCTCTAAAAGATTAGAAAATCTCTTGAATAGCGAATCTTTATTTTATGATGACAATAGACTGATTGATATTGAATCGTGGATATTACAATTAGATACTGCTAAACATCATAAGCGACCTGGTGCAAGTGCGAGATATTTGAAAGTACGTAATTTAATTCGTCATTCATCTCTTTTCCCAAATGTAAAGGATATCGAAATAGGTTTTGATGATAATGAGAATAGTTTTGTATATTTTGTAACAGAAGATGGAAGATATAGATTGAGTGATTTGGGGTATGGATATCAGTGTACATTTTCTTGGATTTTTGATTTTTGTAAGAAATTGTTTGATAGATATCCCAATTCCAAAAATCCTTTTCACGAACCTGCTATTCTTTTAGTAGATGAAATAGATATGCATCTTCATCCGACATGGCAGAGGAGTATTTTATCTGAACTTTGCAAGATGTTTCCAATGACACAATTTATTGTAACTACACATAGCCCTTTATTGGTTCAATCTATTGAGAAAATAAATCTCTATGCCTTAGTTAAAGATAATGATACAATAAAAATTTCACATTATCCAGAGACTTCTTTTCAAGGTTGGACGGTTGAAGAGATACTTCGTGAAATTATGAATTTAGGCGATGAGGTTCGTTCAGATAAATATATGGTGTTGATAAATCAATTACAAGATGCTTTGCAAAAAGGAGATGCAAGACAAGCAAAAAATATTTTTAGTGAATTAAGTAATATATTGCATCCTAGTAGCATTGATAGAGAATTAATTCCTTTGCAAATTGAAGGTATTCGCGACAACGAACATGATTAAACTAATCCTATCTAATAAACCTAGAGAGCTGACACCTCAAATGGAGTCAGCGCTTATTGAACAATTTGAAAATGACAAGACAGATCCTGTTTGGCAGAAAAAGTTCATTAAAGATGCTGTATTTGAAATTGCTTATGGAAAATGTGCTTATTCTGAAGTGCGGCTGAAAGAAGAAGGGAAGGATATGCAGATCGATCATTTTTATCCTAAAGTACCATATTCTAAAAAAGTCGTTGAGTGGGGGAACTTATTACCATCTTTGAATCATTGCAATAGACACAAAAGCAATATAGACCCCAATACTGTTGAAATAGTTAATCCATTATTTGATAATCCTAAGGAATATTTGTATTTTCAAAATGGTTTCTTATGCTATAAAAATGTCAAAGGGAGTAACACAATAAATATACTTGACTTAAACAATCAAGTATATCTAAATAGTCCAAGAGTTCGCTTGTTAGCTGAAATTGGTAAAACATTGAAAGATATAGAACCATGGAAAGATCTCGATATTGCTTATTTTTTGCAGAGAGTCAAAGATGTAATGCATAGAGGTTCAAGGAAAATGGCTTATTCGGCAGCAGTATCTACATTTATTTTGAAACACCATCTTTACGAACAATATAAATCTTTCTTGACGGGTAAGCTAATGTGGGATAGCGAATTTATATCATTAGAGAAAGAACTGGAATTCTGCTCCTTGCCTAAATAAAATAGCCTGTCTTTTACTTTGACTTATTTTGCCCAACGAAAACTGGAGTAAGTATTATATAACATAAATGTTCTTTCTATATTGCTTTATTTCATATATTTGTATGTTTGTTGAAGCTTTAAATTTTAATCCTATGTTTGACCTACTTAATAAATATCCCAATAATGGTAGTTTTGAATTTAAAAGTACAGATTCGCTAAGTAACGTTTGTAATGCTCCGAAAAATAAAAGTGGAGTTTACATAGTATATGCAGTTAAAGGGCATACTAAATATTTGATATACATAGGTTGCTCTGGATTGGAAGACAATGGGGAAATTAAACTTCGTAAAGGTGGAATGTGCGGCCGTTTAGTTAATGGTAAACAGTTTGAAAAAGCTCGAAAACATTCTTGGTCTAATAAAGTGATTGAAAAGTCATTGGATAACTTGGTAATTGAATGGTGGGATACAGAAGACGATTTTCCAGAGATCGTAGAGTTTTGCTTAATATTAGAATATATATTGGTAAATAAGCGTTTGCCAGAATGGAATACAATACTGTCGTTGAAAGAATCCCTACGTTCTCAATGCGAGAATTTTATACAAGATAATAATATACAAGCATTGATGAATTGATAAATTGGGTAAAAGAGGCTGAATTACTATGGCATACAATTATGATGAGGAGAGCGTGAACGCTATCATTAAATGGGCTGAGAACGCACAACTTCCTAAAGAAGTAGTATTAAGTGAAGCTGAACATATTACTGATACCAGTATTTATGTTCGTGCTAATATCAACGACATCAAACAGCATTATCCGGATGGGTTTTACAATCCGGCTATTACGCGACTGTATAGGCTGAAAGAATTTGTGGAAGAATCGCTCAAATAGTACTTTTTAAAACTATTATACTATGGAAAGTATTGATAAAATATTTATTTTAAGGTGGATTGGTCCATTCTTTACTCTTGAAGAACTAAAAGAATGGGAAATTGAGAATATAAATTGTAAGAACAATTTATATATACTTACAGGTAAGGAATATCGGCATAGGAATGTATCTGATTATGTTGGCATTACAGAACAGGACTATGTTTATAAAAGATTGGGTAATAATCATGGAAAATTCAATAAAATAGACCGAGAATTAAATATTTGGGTTGGTAATTTTTCTTGTTCGGATCATGCGGATCATGATAATATATCCATAGTTGAAACATTATTGATTTCTAGCTGGCAACCCCAATTAAATGAGAAAAAGAAAGCATATTATCCTGGTAGAAGTATTTGTGTAATAAATCAATGGTATAAGCCTAACTTCAAACAATATAGTAATCGAGTCTATCCAGCCCAATATATGCAAGATGTTATTATCTATAATAGTGAAATGGGGGAAGTCTGGGGGGCAGATCGCCTAAAAAAGTTATCCTAAGCGGACAATTTATAGGCACTATAAAATATTTTGTGTAAATGGAAAATACGGGATTCAGGTTGAGTT